CGGTCCGTTTGGTTCTTTAGGGCTTTGGTATTCTGTTGCGGGACAAGCAGGGACTAACGGGGCAAGTGCCGGTAACGGCAGCGGCGTCGCGCAAGGCGTAGGGGCAAATGGTGTGATTACTTCTGGCGGAACTGGGGGTGGACACGGGACAGGTTTTGGCGGCACGTCAAATCCTTCTGGTTTTTTCCCAAGTATTGCCGGCGGATCAGGGACAACTGGCGGGGTCGGACGTGACGGATTGCAAAGAGGCGCATTGGTTCAACAAGGTTTAAAAACATTTCCGTTAATTTTTACCGGCGGCACAGGGGGCGGAGGCCACTCTTCAAGCGGCACGGCGGGTAAAGGTGGCGATGCGGGTTACGGAGGCGGAGGCGGAGGCGGTGGCGGCGGTGCTACATTGACGGCTTCTGGTAACGGCGGTAACGGCGGTGACGGCTTCATAATCATAGGGACATTTTGACAAATGGACTTCTTCGGTGGTATGTTCTTTGGCGGTGGTTTTTTTAGCGGCGCTATTATTGTCGCCAAAGAAATATTTGTGGAAATACGCACTTTCGCAACTTCGTTTACGCAGTCTCGGAGACTTAGCTGATGTCGGTCAATCTTAAAGCAATCACAACCCGCCTTGGGTATCAGCAGATTACGTCGCTGTCTTCGGCTACTGGCCTTACAGTTCCAGTTAAAGATGTGCAAGGTTTGAGCTGCAAGCCTTCGATTGCGCTTATCACGCCTGAAGGTCAGGCTGTTCGGTGGCGCGATGACAACGTAAACCCAACCGCCACAGTTGGTATGCCGCTCGCAGTCGGCGTGACGCTTCAGTATGATGGCGACCTGACCCAGATCAAGTTCATTGAACAGACGGGCAGCGCAAAAATCAACATCTCCTATTACGCGTAAGAGGCAGCCATGAACATTTCCAACGACAGCATGGGCGGTATGGATTACACAACCTACTTCACCAAGCAATTCCTAAAAGATTTGGCTAAAATGGCCGAATTGCGCGACGAGTTGGCTGCCCGTCAGGGTGCTTTGACCGCCGTTGAAGACGCCAATCGTCTTCGCACAGACGCAGAAGCCGTCAAAAAAGCCGCTGAAGCAGATGCCGCAGCACTGAAAGAATCCGCAGCGCAAACAATCGCTGACGCTAAAGCCAAGAACGAAGCAGCAAATGCTAAAGTTGTTGAGCTTAACGCACGCGAAAAAGATTTTAGCGACGCACAGATCGCGTACAACAAGGCAAGCGATGCAGCTGAAAAAGCCCTTGCTAGCCGTATCAGCGCCGTAACCGTTCGTGAGACGCAGATTGCCGCCCGCGACGCCGCTTTGGCAGCCGCAGAAGCCGATCTGAAGGCCAAACAAGATTCACTCGACGCACGTGTCAAGGCGTTCCAAGCCAAGGTCGCATCGCTGAGTGCATAACCGTACTAGTCCGGTAGACTAGGTTAAAAGGACTAAACAATGTCTGAAGAAGATGTGTTAGCGGGCCAGCCCGCGCCAGAACCGGAAGTTACGTCTGCTCCGGCCCCTGAAGTTACAGAGACGGAAGAAAAGTCAGTCAAAACATTCACTCAGGAAGAGTTGGATGCAGCGATTGGCAAACGCCTTGCGAGAGAACAGCGGAAGTGGGAACGTGAACAGGCAGCCCGTCAGGCAGCCCAACCCGCACCTAAAGCCGCCGTTGAGCCTCCGTCAATAGAACAGTTTAGCTCTCCCGACGCCTATGCGGAAGCATTGGCCGAACAGAAAGCAGAAGAGCTGATCCGTCGTCGTGATGCTGAACGTCAACGCTCGGAAATTCTCGAAACATACCACGAGAAAGAAGAGGAAATTCGGTCTAAATACGAGGACTTTGAACAGGTCGCGTACAACCCGAACCTCACCATTACTCCTGTTATGGCCGAGTCTATCCAAGCATCGGACATCGGGCCTGAAGTCGCTTATTTTTTGGGGTCAAACCCTAAAGAAGCTGACCGCATCGCACGTTTACAGCCGTTCTTGCAGGCAAAAGAGATTGGAAAGATTGAAGCCACATTGGCAGCAAATCCGCCCGTAAAAAAGACAACCAGTGCGCCTGCCCCTATTTCGCCGGTAACGGCTAAGTCGTCAGGCCAGCCTGCGTATGATACGACCGACCCACGCTCTGTTAAAACCATGAGTACGTCGGAATGGATCGAAGCAGAACGGCAACGGCAGATAAAGAAAATGGAAGCGGCGTCACGATACCGTTAACACAACTTAAAAGGACGCCTTATCATGGGTAATAGCTTACTTACCATTGACATGATTACGCGGAAAGCTCTCGAAATCCTTGAGAACAATCTCGTAATCACCCGCAACGTGAACCGCCAGTACGACGACAGCTTCGCTGTTGAAGGCGCTAAGATCGGTTCGACACTCCGCATCCGCTTGCCGGATCGCGCTCTTGTGACCAACGGCGCAGCTCTTCAGGTTCAGGACGACAACGAGCAGTACACAACGCTCACCGTCAACAACCAGAAGCACATCGGCGTCAACTTTACATCGGCAGAATTGACGATGCAGTTGGACGATTTTGCTGACCGTGTTCTCAAGCCTCGTATTTCGCAGCTTGCTTCAAGCATCGACAACGATGTTGCCAACTCGTACAAGGGCATCTACTCCTCAGTAGGTACGCCAGGCACGACACCAGGCACGTCGCTTGTTCTCTTGCAGGCACAGCAGAAGCTCAACGAATACGCCTCTCCAATGGACAACCGTTATGCAACTGTTAACCCAGCTGCCAACGCTGCTCTCGTTGAAGGCATGAAGGGCTTCTTCAACCCAACCGACACAATCAGCCGTCAGTTCAAGAACGGTTTGATGGGTCAGGGCGTGCTTGGCTACAACGAAGTTGCCATGTCTCAGTCCATCGTCAACCACACAACCGGTACGCGTTCGGCTACTGCCTCGCTCACGGTTGGTTCGACGATCTCAACCGAAGGCACTTCAACGATTGCCATCAACGGCGACACCGGTTCGGCTACCTTCAAGGCAGGCGACGTGTTCACAGTTGCAGGCGTCTATGCCGTCAACCCACAGACCCGTCAGTCCACGGGCAGCTTGCAGCAGTTCGTTGTTACGGCTGATGCAACCGCGTCTTCGGGCAACTGGTCGTCGGTCAGCGTTTCGCCTGCGATCTACACATCGGCCAATGCTCTTGCAACGGTTGACTCGTTCCCGCAGTCCGGCGCTGTCGTCACCGTTCTCGGTGCGGCTTCGACGTCTTACCCACAGAACCTTGTTTATCAGAAGGACGCGATCACGTTCGCGACCGCCGATCTTCTGATGCCACAGGGCGTGGATATGGCTTCGCGTCAGGTTCACAACGGCATCTCGCTGCGTATTGTTCGCCAGTACGACATCAACAATGACCGTATGCCTTGCCGTATCGACGTTCTTTACGGCTACTCCGTGATTCGTGCGCCAATGGCTGCACGTATCTGGGGCTAACCTTTTCGAACTAAGGAGATACGACAATGGCTCTCAATACAGTAGGCGGCGGCTATCAGTTTAACGATGGCAACCTTAACGAAGTTAAAATGTCTGTTGCAGCGGCTCCGGCCACTGCAGTAGACAGCGCAACTTTGACCGTGGCTCAAATTACCAACGGCATCCTTCTCGGTTCGCCATCAACGACGGCAGCATACACGCTCCCGCTCGCGGCGACCCTTGACGATACGTTGAATAACTCAAAGGCCGGCACGACTTTCGACTTCCGTATTATTAACGTCACGGGTTCGGGCGTTATTACGGTAACAACCAACACAGGTTGGTCGATTGGTTCGTCTGGCTCGCAGGGTCTCATGACTGTCGCGGCAACTGCCGGTACAGTTCGTTCCTTCCGCGCTCGTAAGACTGCGGATGGCGCTTGGTCACTCTACGCGATCTCGTAATATAACTTGGTGGGGGCTACGGCCCCCACCATTTCCAAGGGAGAGACTATTGATCTATTTACGACACCCTGTTCACGGCACTAAAGTCGCCACAATGGACCTTGAGGCGCACGCTGATGAACAAAACGGTTGGGAACGGTTTGACCCTAACCAACCTAAACCTGATGCGGTCGAAGAGCCTGTCAATGCTTTAGAACCGCGCCGCAGACGTAAAGTGCCTGTAGAGCAACAGGAAGAGGACTAAACCATGACCACGACTGCCGCTGACCAAATTAACGGTGCTTTACGCCTTATTGGGCAGTTGGCCGAGTCGGAAGTCCCCACCGCAGCAGCGTCGCAAGACGCGCTGACGGCGCTCAATCAGATGATTGACTCGTGGAACACAGAACGTCTTTCTATTTTTTCAACACAAGATCAGGTCTTTAGTTGGGCGCCGGGGCTTATCAGTCGCACGCTTGGCCCGTCAGGTGATTTTACTGGCAACCGCCCCGTCTTGTTGGACGACTCGACGTATTTCAAAGACCCCGCGTCCGGCATTTCATATGGCATCAAAATGATTAACCAGCAGCAGTACGATGGTATTGCTGTTAAAACGGTGACGAGTACTTATCCACAGGTATTATGGATAAATATGAGCTACCCAAACATTGAGATGTACGTTTACCCTGTGCCGACAAAGGTGCTAGAGTGGCATTTTATTTCGGTTGAAGAGCTGACACAGCCCGCGACGCTGACGACAACCTTAACGTTTCCGCCCGGCTATCTGCGTGCTTTCCGCTATAATCTCGCGTGTGAGATCGCGGCTGAGTTTGGCGTCGAACCACCGCCGACTGTCGCTCGTATCGCCATGACATCCAAGCGCAATCTGAAGCGCATCAACAACCCAGACGACATCATGTCGTTGCCATACTCCATCGTCGGCACACGCCAACGCTTCAACATCTTCGCGGGTAACTTCTAAATGAAGACGCCTATCCTTGGATCATCTTATGTGGCCCGCAGCGTCAATGCTGCGGATAGCCGCATGGTTAATCTTTTCCCTGAAATTGTACCAAACGAAGGCAAATCCGCCGCGTTTCTAAACCGCGCACCGGGCTTGCGTCTTCTTGCCACGCTTGGCACAGGGCCGATCCGTGGTATGTGGTCGCCTGACCCTAACGGTTCGTATGCCTATGTCGTGTCGGGTAACACGTTCTACCGGATCGACACAAGCTACAACGCGCAAGTGTTTGGCAACGTGAGCGGCACGGGTCCAGTGTCCATGTCGGACAACGGCACGCAAATCTTCATCGCTACCAACCCTGACGGCTATGTTTTCAACATGAGTACGCAGGTGTTCGGTAAGATTACCGACCCTGACTTCCCCGGCGCGGTGACTGTCGGCTACCTTGACGGCTATTTCGTGTTCAACGAGCCAAACTCACAGCGCGTCTGGATTACGACGCTTTTGGACGGCACGTCTATTGAGCCGCTTGACTTTGCCAGTGCCGAAGGTTCGCCTGACGGTCTTGTATCGCTGATCGTCGATCACCGCGAAGCATGGCTGTTTGGCTCCAACTCGGTTGAAGTCTGGTACGATTCAGGCGCGGCAGATTTTCCGTTAGAACGTATCCAAGGTGCGTATAACGAAATCGGGTGCGTTGCAGCCTATTCGGTTGCCAAACTTGACAACGGTGTGTTTTGGCTAGGCGGCGACGCCCGCGGCGAAGGCATTGTCTACCGCACGAATGGCTACACAGGTCAGCGTATCTCAACCCATGCGGTTGAATGGCAAATCCAACAATACGGCGACATCTCTGACGCTATCGGCTACACCTATCAACAAGACGGTCATGCGTTTTACGTTCTGACCTTCCCGTCTGCGGGCAGAACGTGGGTCTATGACGTTTCTACTCAGAGCTGGGCCGAACGCGCTGCGTGGGTGAACGGCGCATTTACCCGCCATCGGTCAAACTGCCAAATGGCGTTTAACCACGAAATTCTTGTAGGAGACTACAACGATGGCCGCGTTTACGCGTTTGACCTTAATGTTTTTGCTGACGATGACCAACCTCAACGGTGGTTACGGTCTTGGCGTGCCCTCCCACAAGACCAAAACGATCTGCGCCGGACAGCACAACATAGCCTTCAGCTTGACGCAGAAACCGGCGTCGGCGTCGTCTATGGTCAAGGCGACACGCCTCAGGTCGTGCTACGGTGGTCAGATGACGGCGGCCACACATGGTCAAACGAGCATTGGGCTTCAATGGGCGCTATCGGCGCGTATGGAACTCGTACGTTCTGGCGTCGGCTTGGCATGACAACCAAACTGCGTGACCGCGTGTATGAAGTATCTGGAACTGACCCCGTGAAGATTTCGATTGTCGGGGCCGAACTTTTGTTGAGCCAGACCAATGCGTAACGCAAACCGTATCCCAACCACCAACGTGCCGATAACCGAGCCAGACGGCAAACTGGTTTCGCGGGCATGGTTTCGGTTTCTTCAAAACCTGAATACGATTGACAGCGGCACTTATACGCCGACGCTGACCAACACGACCAACATCACGTCAAGCACTGCGGCAGTTTGCCAATATATGCAAACATACAGTACAGTAGTTGTCAGCGGTCAGGTGACGGTGCAAGCAACTGCTTCGGGTGCTTGCAACCTAAAAATGACGCTTCCTGTTGCAAGCAACTTTACGTCGTCAGGGCAAGCTGCGGGAGTTATAGTCACTACGACGGCGGGCGGCACGGCTTTCGGGGCTGTTTTAGCTGACGTTACAAACGACCAATTTGAGCTCCGGTTTACCGCTACAAATACAGCGTCCACGGTCTATTCTTTCACTGTTACATACCAGATTGTGTAACGGCGAAAATCACGATAAGGTGCGGATATGGCAGTTATTCTTTCCCCTCTCGCTGGCGCTGGTTGGCAATTCCTAGACAATAACGGTGTCGTTTTGTCTGGCGGTAAGCTATACACGTATGACGCCGGCACAACTACGCCCCGCGCAACCTACACGAGCGCGAGCGGCGCGGTAGCAAACACCAACCCTATCATTCTGGACTCAGCCGGGCGCGTAGCAGGCGAAGTCTGGCTGACGTCAAATGTCAACTACAAATTTGTCCTTAAAACGTCTAACGACACAACGCTTTGGACAAACGACGACATCGCGGGCGTTCCGCCATCATCCATTACATCTCTTCGCATCAACGGGTCTACGTCAGGCTATGTTGACCTGACGACCGTTCCTGTCGCAGGCACGAACATAATTACGTTCCCAGCGGCGACCGGCACGGTGCTGCTTGACCCGAACACAGCATTTACCGGCACAACGACGTTTGAGACGATCTCGGCAACGGGCGACATCTCAGGCCGCAACTTTTCGTCGTCTGGGTCAATGACTATGGCCGGTATGCTTTACAGCTCCGGCACAGGCCAGTTTAAAATCCCTGTCGGCACAACAGCACAACGCGCAGGCGCGTTCAACGGCAACGGTTCGATCAGCGGCACAACCCTGTCCGTCTCAACCGTCAGCACAGGCTCGTTGACCATCGGCTCTACGATCAGCGGCACAGGCGTTACCGCAGGCACACGTATTACGGCCTTCGGCACGGGCACAGGCGGCGCGGGTACGTACACCGTCACGCCGTCCCAGACTGTCTCGTCTACGGTTATCGTGGACGCGCCTGTCTCAGGCATGATGCGGTTTAACTCAACGCTTACGACATTTGAAGGTTACAACGGCACGTCTTGGGGTTCTATCGGCGGCGGCGCGACCGGCGGCGGTTCAGACGCGGTGTTTAACC